AACACAAACGCCCAGTAATCAGCTTGAGTTACTGATAAACCAGACGGTTCCCAAGATTCGGATTTAAGATACCAGCATTCAATCTCAATGTAAACATTTCCAGTTTGATGCCACTTGCGGTCGCGCTTTACTTCAACAGTTTTACCATTGGTTAGAAGTTGTTCAACAAGTTTCTCTCCTTCATGACCGTATGAGAAATCTAAATCGAAACTTGATTTAGTTACTTCCATTGACTCAATGTCCTCGCTCTAAATAATTCTGTTGATGAGTTATACAAAGTCATCTTGCTAGCTTCTGCTGCTAACGTTATATACTCTTCAGCATTAGGGTCAGCTTTGCCATGACGATTCTTCACGACAGCCACACGATAAACATTGGATGCGCTATCCAGCGCCACAGATAAGACGAGTTCTGGTAGGGCTGCAACCTTGCCCATCAGAGCCTTACGTGGCGCTGGGTAGTTTGGCTTAGACATCTTCTCATTCTCCGACACATGGTGAAGAACGATGAAGGCAGTTTCATATTCACGAGCCATATAGTGGAACGCTGACATTGCATCACGCAATGCAGTCCACTCATTGTCGCTTGATGAAGCGACGTTCATTAAGTTATCAACATACACCGCCACAGGTGCAGCACCGTGCAGTTCAATCCACGCTTCGATTTCTTCCTCGATGTCTTGTAACGAGGGTGCTGGGTCGAAGGCAAACCGAACATGTCCTGCACCTTCAGCCAATGCATCTTCAAGAAGAACACTGGCTTCAGTATCCATGATTCTCTCAACGTCAGACACTTCTCTGTCCATAATGATTGCGCCTGCACGAGTCGCTATTGTTCTTGAATCAGAGTCCGCTGAGATATATAACGCTGGAACTTTGGAGGCGATGGCGTACCACAATGCAATCAGTGTCTTACCGCCACCTGGCTGACCTGCAATTAAATGCAGTTGAGCCTGACGGAAGGATACTTGGGCTGCGGTAAGTGAAGGAAGCACCTCTGGTAATTGCTTACCAGCAGGTGATTCCACACCGACTACTTGTAGTAGTGAACGCATTGTTACCCTTTAGTCCAGATAGTTTCTGCTTCAGTAACTCCTGGCTTAAATGGCTTTGGTCCCTTGGCTGGGTCAAACCAACCAACGTAAGCTTTACCAGCCTTGGATACGCCCTTCTTCTTGGCGTACTTGCCACGTCCATCTGGTAAGTCTGGGGCATCTGGATGTCCGTATGTCCATTCATTGCCGTACTTGTCTTTGACTACCTCGATTGATTGAGGTGTGGTTCCAGCAACTACTGGTTGTGGGTTAAGCCCAGCATCCTGCAGCATCTGGATTGCTTGTTCAGCATTAGGTGTGTATGCATTACCTGTTGGTCGATTAACCAACACAGCTTGCAGACTTTGTGCTTCACTGATTGCCTCAATAGCTGCATTCAGATTAGCTTTGAATTCAGCAATACTCATACCTCGAACGGTAAATAAGTCTTGCCCATTTAGTTTGCCAGTATATGAAAACGTAGATTCAGTCATCTACTTTTTCCTTTCCTTCCCCTTTGTTGTAGGTATTTGCAGAGGGAAATCTTTTGAGCCCATTGCTGGACACTTCTCTTGGAACGAACACATCTTACAGTTTTCTCCAACCGATGGTGGGAACCAACCTTTAGACACGGAGTCATTCATTGCGCCAAATACATAATCAAAGTAATCAATACTCAAATGCGATAAGTCAAACAGGTCATCGAGCTGACCTTGTCTTGTCATAAAGAATGCGCCGAACTTTGGGCGAATGCCGTATATCTTTTCAATACCGCTGGCATACAAGCCAGCTTGAATCATACCGAACGGTGTCCTAGCACCAGTCTTGAAGTCGACTATTACTAAGTCTTCCCCCACTTGGTAAATGACATCAATGACAAAGCGTACAGGTGTGCCTCCGAAATGCACACTTGCATCCCATTCGATGCCAGGACGACCGTCGGGCAGGGTGGCGATTTGCCAACCAGATTGAGCATACCACTTCTGATAAGCCTCAACCTGCTTGAGTCCATCACTCTGCCAGAACGCTAGGTCTTCCCCATCTGGGCGAGCTACGGTCTTACGACCAGCAGTCTTCCAATCAGAACTAGGAACACCTGTTTGTTCTTCGGTAACTCTAACAGATTCATTAAATACTTCAAGCCATTTTTCAGTTAAACTCATCATCATCCTTCGGAGTGTAGTCTGGGTTATCTATGGGGGTAGGGGTAGTCATCGGCGACCCACAGGTCGCACAGAAGGAATCAGTAAACCACATAACAAGCTCATAGTCTTGGAAGATGGCACGGATAATTTGTATGTTGGAGCCACAGTTAATACACTCATTGCTGGGTATTCCCCGCTGGTCAATTAGATTCTTGCTGGGTTCTATAGAGCTCATGATTCAACCATTCCAGCATCGAGTGGACAGCCGAACCTGCAGCCAAATAAACAGCTGGTTTCTCTGGGACCATTGCGACTTTACTGAGGTAGTATTTCTGCGGGCAGGATTGCCAAGTAGAAAGCTGACTGTACGAACGATGTGGGGGTAGTTGATTCATATGACCAGTGTAATCTCTAACACGGACAAATCGGGTAAGACACGCCGTTTGTTTTTTAACCAAATCCGTGATAAGTTTGAGGGGTGGAGGGCGGGAAAGGCTCGCCACAGGGCGAGCCGATGAAAGATATAGAAGTATTCATAAAGAAAATAGAAGATGCGAAGACGCATCTTCCTGATGGGCATAAGGATAAAGAATGGATGGAAGGGTTTAATGCTGGTTTAGGTTGGGCAATTAGAATTCTAAACAAAGATAAATCTGCGTATTAAAAACAAAAAGAAGGGGGAACCGTTTGGTTCCCCCTATCTCTTTGGCTCCCTACCATTCAGGCGGAGCAACTGCGAGCGCATCCAGCGTGGCTAAGTTGATGCACCCGACTGCTGGAATGGAAAGCGTATGCTGCAAACCCTTAAGCACTTCAGCCAGGGGAGCATCTAGCACATCATCTCCAGCTATATTCAGCGCCACTCGAACTTTTTCTACTAGTTCGTGACGCTCACCTGGTGATACCAGGGATATTAGTCTGTTCTGTTCCACTATGTAATCGGAACTTCTGTATCAATAGTCTGTAATTGAACCGTAACTATTCCACCGAATCCTGCTGCGAATGAGGGTGGAGAAGTTTGCTCAAATTGGATAGCACGGATTGTACAGACTCGTTCTTCTCCCGAAGAAAAGTCTTGGAATAGTACCGCGCCTCCATTTTGTTCAATGCGTTCCAAATAGTTAATGCGTTCCCATGGCGCGGATACTCTTGTAACTCCATTGGAATCGCGCTCCTCTTCATAGCATAGTAATGGGATAGTAATTGTACGAGAACGAAGTGGTGCTGGTAAAGCACGACACTGCCATTCTTCTACAGTCGGACCAACTGTTGCACTGCTTGTGCTACGAGTTAAGGTCAATGTAATTTCAAAGTGGTCTGCTGGCTGTAAGCTTGCAGATAATTGGAAGTCGGTTGAACCACCTAGTGGGATAGATTCAATTCCTGAAGAAGTACCATCTTGGTCAGAAACAGAGAAACCAACAGTTCCTCCATTGCCATCTGTTCTTATTGCAAGAGATACTGGTTGTTTATCTTCAGCAGTACCCCAACGAATCCAGCCAGAGCTGATGGTTCCAGATGTAGCAAGTTCAGTTGCATGTTCAACCCATACGCCAGATGCACCAACCATAAACTTACGTGCGGTAATCCCAATAAAGCAAACGCCTATTACGTCAGAGGAATCGGTAGCTAAGTCGGCAGCATAGGCATATCCGTTATCTATCGGTTGACCTAAGTCAACACGCCACAATCCTTTAACTGTATTGATGGCATAGTTACGAGTCGCGTATATATATCTATTATTGAATGCAATATCCCTGACATCGCCAACAACATTGAGTGGTCCATAAGTAAAACTTAATCCGTCAGTGCTTTGATTTCCAACACGGAGTCCAGCAGTAGTAGCCATAACTACGTACTCGTTTAGGTATGTACGAATCTGGTGCAGGGTTTCACCACGAGGTAGCTCAGCAATAACAATTGGGTCTTTGATTGCAGCAAGTGGTGATGTTTCATCGATAGCAAATGACAAGACACGGCTGATAGCGCCAAGTGTATAGCCAACTATGATGGCACTGTTTAGTTCACCAACTGATTCCCATACCAGGTTAGAGTCTTTGAATGTGTATCGCTCTTCTGTGTTACCTATAGTTGTTGGGGTAGAAGAAGGAAACCTAGATAGTTCATAGACTACGCATTGCGTAGTATCTTCTTTAACTCCGATAACAATACGGTCTTTAACAAAGCCAAGAGCCTGGACGGTAAATGTAGTAACACCGTTTGGTTTAGCCCAAAGCTTGGTTACAGCTAGTGAAGTGCTTACTGAATAAATACCATCACTAGCACCAACGATAGCGCTGTTACCATCTGATGATATAACTTGAGCTGTTACTGAAGTTGCAAGAGATGTTGACGTACTAGTGTTAGTAGAACCATTGTAATAAAAAACATTACCGCTTTGAATATAGAATGCGCCATTGTTTGTTGTGGCAGGCTTAGCGGTGATAGCCGTAGTTGATACCTGTGTAGTTCTAGGTAGAAGCTTTAGTTCTCCAAGGTTCCATACATCAATATTGTTTGATTCATAGAATCTATATTGGTCGGATGAGTCAGCGTCGTAGTAACGTTCACCAGCACCATGATGCCAGGATGTAGCAGACCTAATCCACCAGTTAGACAGAGAGTTTTCACCAGCGGATGTACCTTGGTCGATACGTTCTTTCTGATAAGTCGTAGTGATACGACTTATACGGTTCTGGTCAGATGCACCAGATAACCATGGCGTGTTACCAATTGCATAGCTTGCAGCAAAATCCTCTCGCTTGTATTTAACAAGCGCTGTTGGGATTGCTTGGCTAAGAATAATCGGTAGGTCGCCAACAAGGTCCTTGTTGCTAGTTGCCACGATTTACCTCTACTTCTTATTAGTTGGACATTCTGGACAGCAGCAGTGATGATGTGGTTTAATTACAATTGCTGGTTTTTTTGATGGTAGTACGGCAACAGCAGCTTTAATACGATTGGTTAACTTAGGTTCGTTTAACCACCAGAACCAAGGGCTGGTGTCATTACCTTGACCATCATTGATAGAAATATGCAGGTGCTTGGTATGCGGGTTTGAACCAGTATATTTTCTGTTGCCTTGCTTAGCATATTGCTTAGACCAAATCTTCTTATCGAAGATTAGATACTTAACTCGTGCATCTTCTTTTAGTTTCTCAAAGATAACAGCACAGTCAATACCATTAGCTGGGTCATGAGTAAGGTCTACTGCTAGCCCAGTATTGTGGTCCGAAGTCGGACTCGCCTTGAGGTGAGCAGCACTGGGCAGGAGCCCATCGCTTGCCTTCTTGCGTTTCGGTGCTAACGCCGTCGCTTGACGGAGAACAGCAACGGCAGCAGGTGTGGCTTTCTTGGCTACAGTTTTCATTCATTTCCTTACTCTACTCATAATCAAATCGTTTTTATCTCTTAGTTCTATTCCAGTTTTTTCTATCCACTGTAAATATAAATCATAATTACCTATGCCATATATACCAAGGGTTATATCGCCAGTCATAATTTTAGCTAAACGTTCATATGATTGATAGTTAAGCAGATACCAGTTCGGGTCATCCTCCCAATGCAACTTACGTTTAGGAGTGCTTTCATTCCAAGATGCTTTATATTCGTGGAACATGAAATCAACTGGAGTATTTATTAATTTAATACCACGAGTATAGAACCGTAATCCTAGAGATGGTTCTTCTCCATGAAAATAAAGCAATGAATCATAAGGAACTTCTTCTATTATTTCTTTGAAACAGAATAAAGAATTACCAGACACATAATAGATTTCATCTCCATAAGGATTGAAACTAGCCTCTTGAAATGATGGTCCCACCATCTTTTCAACTTCATCCCAAACCGGAACTATCTTTAATAAATTGCTGCGGTAATGAAACTCATCTTGTTTATTGTCGTTTACTTTATATCCTTCTGGGTAGGTAGTAAAGACAATCTTTCCGTAATGTGCATACGATGACAGGTAAGAATTTACAATTGCTTTATCCCATCCTGGTCTAAACCTAGAATGAGAATCTGTCTGAAGAAAGAATGTTCCTTTAATATCTCTGGAACCTATTTCCCTAGCCCAACAAACTCCCTTACTTTGACTCCAGTGAAACTTGTAATAAGTTAACTGTTCCTCTGGAATGAAAGATAAGTCGGGATGTTCGTTATCTTCCGCTTGAGAAACTATAGTAAAATGTAAACTATCAGGGTCTGAAGAATTATCCCAGGCAGAACGAATGCTTGGCAATAGTTCAATATCCCTATAGCTTGCTATAGAAACATTGATACCAGACATCTATTCACTTTCCTGCTATTAGGGTAAATAGTTCGTCGACTCTGCGTTCTAATCTATCCAATGAGTCACGCATACTTGTACCAGAATTCGGCTTAAGTTCAGTAAGGTAGTGCTTGACCAACCAACGAACTGAGCCAGCAAAGCTGGCGACTATTGTGGTAACCGCTACTGCGATACCAGCCCATTCGTTGGTGCTCATTACTCTTCTCTACCGAACGCCGAGTCAGATGAATCTAAAGCACGGAGCACGACGGGCAACACTGCCACGACTCCTGCTGTGAAAATTGCTTTAAGTCCTGCCGAGTCAAGAGTGAAGATATCCCCACCAGTAGCAGTAAAGGCAGCAAGGCAAGCGCCAATAAAATGGCGCACGTAGCTTTTAATAGCCGATACGGTTTTTTCATTCATTTATTTCTCCTTGGTTTTGTGAGCAGTTTAAGCACATACTTAGGTGCAATTGTTATGCTCGTAAAACTTTAATCCACTCTTTATTGTATTCAGACCATCTCCAGATATAATCTTCAATTTTATCAGGCATAGCAACTGGTGCTTCCCATTGATAAGTTGTGTAGTTTAATTTCCAAGAAGGATATGGTTGTGGTGGAATAAATGCATCAAAATGAGCATCATAGATATAACCAATTGCAGCAAAATTTTTGCGAATGTTATTATTATATGATGTTCTTTTACAAGTTAAACCTTCAAACCAAGGGCGAGATGCGTAGAATTGTTCCCAAGCCTCAGTTGAGCCACCGACCTCTGTGCCATCTCTATCAATTTGGATTACGTTTTCATCAACCCCAGTAATTACTTGAACTACTATGTTGTCTTTATTTATTAGAGCGTAATGTGCCATTATGAGAAACTCACATTTCCAGAGCCAGCAGTAATTGTAGCTCTCTTGTATCCACCGCTTGCAGTGCTTTCTGTTCCAGTTACACCTGCGCCAAATGAAATAGTGACTGTGTCAGGGTATCTAAGAATAACAACACCAGAACCACCAGTGCCTCCAGAAGTGCCACCATAGCCACCACCACCGCCAGAACCAGTATTTACAGTTCCTGCGCCACCATTAGCACTACCTCCACCACCAGTGCCACCTGTGCCAGTTGTGGCTCCACCACCACCACCTGCACGAGTAACAGATGTTCCTGTAATATCCGAAGCAGTGCCATTACCACCATTACCAGTATCACTACCGCCTGCGCCAGCAGTGCTACTACCACCACCGCCACCGCCACGACTGTTGTAACCACCAGAGTTACCACCAGCCCTGCCTTGATTTGCAGTGCCTGCTAGACCATTAGAAAACCCAGATGACCCACCACCACCAGAACCACCAGTTGCACCTGCTTCATCTTGTCCAGCACCCCCACCACCACCTGTTGAAGTGATTGTAGAAAATGTAGAATTTCCGCCATTACCACCTTTACCGCCACTAGAACTAGCAGCACCAGCAGAACCAACAGTAACTGAATAGTTATCTCCGCCATTTATGGTTAAACTTGATTCAGCAGAAGAACCAGCACCAGAAGTTCCAGCAGATGTTCTATATCCACCAGCACCACCACCGCCAGTATTTTGATTTCCGTTTTGAGGAGCACCTCCTCCACCACCACCACCTGCAATAACTAAATAATCAAGAGTAAATCTCTTAGGCATTGTTGCAGAGTTTGATGCAGAACTTTCTAGGCTATCTCCATTAGCATTAGTTGTTTTAACTTTAAATGTATACGCGCTAGCACCAGGTATTTGTCCATCTGTAAATGTATAAGATGTAGAACTTGTTGTTGCTGCAGTGCGAGAAGTTTGTGCTGTAGTTCCATTTAGATAAGGAGTAATAGTGATAGCAGAAATGTTCTTGCCACCAGTTGCTCCATTAGTCCAAGTTACAGTTATTTCATTAGCAGAAGTAGATGCTGTTGCTGTTCCAATAGTTGGTGCTTGTGGAACTGTTGTTACAGTAAGTGACTGAGTTGATGTACTTGGGCTTGTGCCAAATCCATTAAAAGCAGTTGCGCTAACAGAGTATGTTCCAGGTTCGCCAACAGAAAGCGTTGGAGTTGTTGAAGCCGTTGAACCAGTTGTATATGTTACTGGAGTAGGGCTTGTTGCTACACCAGTATATCCGTAAGGCGAACCTCCGTTTGTTCCTGGAGTTAAAACAAACGCAATAGCGCCACTTGTAAAAGCACGGCTAGTTCCAACATCAGTAACAACCATAGTTGGAATACCAGCAGGTGCAGAGGCTGGAACCCAGTTAGTTCCATCATAAATTTCAAGAAGTCCTAGTTCACCATTGTAAAATGTATCTCCAATAATTGGACCTGCTGGGCGACCAGCAGTGTTACCCGATGGAATACCACCCTTAAAAGGATATTGCTGAATAGCCATTAGTTAATCTCCACTCCGCTGATGTGGAACGTAACTGCAGTTGTTGACGCATAACCAGTAATTGTCTTGGCTGGGTCAGAAGCTGGAATAACCTGCTTCATATCAAACCCAACAATAGAGTTAGCATCAAGCTTGATTGTCGGCACGATGGCAATGCCATCGATGCTGATAGTTGCACTAGATGCAGAGGTTGCAGCATTGGCAATAACAATGTTTGTTACTACCGCCAGTGTGCTCGTATTAGGAGCGGTGTAGAGAGTTGCACTGGAAGTTGCTGCTGCAGTTCTAGCCAGTACCTTAGTTGTTGTAGCCATTAATTACTACCCTTTCTTAGTACGCACCCATGATGTTCATGAGCGTTATATCTATTTCTTTGGAGTTTGCATCAAGAGATGCGTATGTTGCTGTTACTAATTTAGTAAGACCATTAATTGTTGTTACGGTTGTACCAGAAGCTATAAGTGTTGAACCAAGTGTTGGTGCTGAGT